ATCTCCCACCCTTGGTCCGAGCCTCCGACAAAGTTGCTCAGAAAAGCGTTTTGGGTGTCAGGAACCTTGGCGATAAGCTCAACTACGAGGTCAACACCGGCGCCGAAGTCACCCACGTCCGCGTCATCGGTTTGCCAATAGGTGTTGAGCGCGTCAAAGCTTGTGGCGTCGGAGCCGTCCAAAAAGGGAGCGCCGACGTTGCTGGTCGTCCCATTCTTGGTCCAGGTCCCCGTGTCGCTCGTAAACGTAAAATCTCCCGACCCGTCGGCCACCGCACGCAAGGTGGGGTTTGCTGTAACTCCATTGAGTGTGATGGATTCCGGAAGCTGCGAAATACCAGAATTGTTATAGGTTGCAGCAAATAGTGGAGACACCCCGGACTCAGCGAGTACGTTGGAAGGTACGCGTCCGAGTTGATCTGTCGACCCGTTGTCTATCAGACCGAAGCCGCGACGGATCCTTGTCCGGGGATTTAGACTCATCGAGACAAACCAATTGTAGCAGACGCAAGATCACTCGCCCCGCCCGAAGCGCCCGACAGTACGACGCGAAAGCCCGAGATACCGGGGCTTAGTTCGTAATTCAGGTTGAGTTCGTCGTCACCGCTCACGGATTTGCTGTCTGCAAAGTCAGAGATCGTGCCTGTCCCGTCGGCGATATTGCGACTCTGGACTTGCAGCCAGTTAGTGCCGTCGATCGTCTCGTAGCAGGTCGCAACAAAAGTCGTCGCCGAGTCACGCGTCAAACGTGCATGTATACTCGCAAAGCGTGGCTTGAATCGTCCGAAGTTGACTTGGCCCGTGCGCAGAGCTTCGGTTGCGTTCAACGCTACGTCATCAAGTACCTCGATCGAGAAAGGAAGTGGATTGTTGAGGTCTACGGTTGCCATGTTGGTTCCTTTAGGCTGTACGAATAAGCCGATTGGTTCCCGAGAATGAAGTACCTACGAACATTTTTACGGTTGGGCTGTAAGCGAGTGCCGCCGAGTAGTCGTTAGACGAATCGGAATCACCTGAGTACCAAGTTGTGCCGTCAAAGCTGAATTCGACACTCCCCGACTCGCCGATCGCCATGAAACACTGAAGGTCTGCAACCCAGATGATGCGGCTTTTTGCAAGTGTCACATCAGCGGGAGTCACGCTTGAGATAGTCGATCCATCATAGCTGCGGACGACTGCAAAACCTGAGAGGCTTCCTACGGCGATCAGCAAACCCAATTCAGGAGACCATGCCGCGCCGTTGAACAGGGCTGACACACCTAACGTACCCACCGACGTAAACGTATCGCCGTCACTAGATTCCCAAAGTGAGCTGTCGCCTGTTGTTGTGAGGTAAACAAGCGCAAGAAATCGATTCAAAGCAGGTGCCCAAACAATTTCGGTCACTTGTCTATTATTAATCGTGGTAGTGCCGAGTGTCCAGTTTATACCGTCTGAGCTGTACATAAAATTAGCGGTTGTTGAGGGGGAAGTTCCTGCGCAGAACAACCCGAGCGATTCCGACCAAGCGACAGTTGCCCAGTTCTGACCGCCCGGGGCCGGTGACGTTCGACTAGTCCACGTAGACCCGTCCGGCGTTGTATAAATCGCACCGCTCGCCCCGACACCTACGAAGAGACCCAACGACGGTGAGTAAGCCCCGTCCTTAAACACGGCTGTGGATCCCGTCGTCCAAGTGATCCCGTCTGGCGATGTGACTGCGTCCGTTCCGTCGCTCGCCACAAATAGTCCGAAGTCCTCAACCCAGGTCAGGCCGTCATAAGTGGAGCCTATCGCTACCTCGGAAAAACTTCGCGCAGTTTTGAAAGTCTGCGTATTGCGCAAAACTTCAAGCACTTCATACGTCTGTTTTTGCAACCAGTTCATCTCGGCTGCAGGGGGCGCAGTGCCGGCAACCCAACCCGAATCTTTCTTGGACTCGTTCGGTTCGGTTACGGAAGCCGCTCCGCCTGTCGCCCATCTCGGAAGTTCTGCACTCATGTCGTCGCCACTCCTAACCACTCGCCGTTGCCAAAGCCGTTGTCCACGTCGGTCACGCCATCCCCCGCAAAACGAAATGCGTCGTCATTATCCACCTGATAGATGATCCGCGCATCAACACCTGCCCCTCGCGTATCGCCCAAGAAAGTCTGCAAGCCCACAAGCTCGTCTGTCGAAACACCCACCCCATACAAAGTGACGTCAAAACTCGCGGGATAATATTCAGTCAGTTGCACAGAGACATCGAGCGAGCTAGTCCAGGCTGTGAGTGTCGGCGCGAGTTGTTGAAAGAGCGCGATCACATCTTGGGCCCGACCGTACGAAGTGTTGACCAGGATTCGGGCCTTGATATACAACCGATACAGCGCATCCGCTCGACCTTGCCGAGACTCGCCCACCAGTTCGCCGAGTTTATCGAGCTGGTCACCGGTTGCATTGTCAACGTCCATCCCGTCTCGGATTGCGCTGACCGTGTCCTCAACATCAGCGGACGGCTCGAGCAAGCCGCCGATATAACCCCTCAAGGTATCCGCGTCTTGAAATTGCGTGATCAATCTCGCCCACGCTTCGTCAACGATCTCAGTCGCTGATTTGTAGACCACATCAGACATTGTTGGCCGTCACGTCGATGTTAGCGATTGTGTAGCTGGGTGATTCGTCGTAGCTCAGCGTTACGGAGCTGCCCGAAGGCGGGTCGGTCTTGCTGATATCGATGCTCACCACGTTCACGACCCCCGCCACATCCAACACAACTTCATAAAGAACTGACGCATATTGCGTAACACCGATCGTGTTCTCGTTCACGGCGGCAACGATCGCAGACTTGACCGCAGCATCCCCAGCGTAAGTGTTGGCATCCTTATCAAGCTCAACATCCACGTGGATGTCAACTTGGGTTGCACGTGTGAAATCGACCGTGTGTGTCTCACCTGCGTCGTCGGTTGCGGTCCCGCTATCTCCCGACCCGCCGTAGGACTGAATGCCTGCAGGTTTCGAGTCCCAGATTGCTTGCGCTATGGAATCATCCGCCGCAGCGTTATCGATCAATACAATCTCAAAGCTATGACCGGGCCTTCCGTCTGAGTCAGTGGTGGAGCTTGTGTTTTCGTAACCGCGCACAATCGTCACGTCTGAGACCTGGCCCACATCCGCAACGATTGCGTCAATGGTCGATCCGCCCTGTACGGCTAGGCTTTGCGTGCGTCGGATCCGAAGCTCGGAGTCCGTCTCGTCCGATCTACCTGCCGTAGCGTCCGCGGCGTTGGTCACCGTATTCCAACCCGTCACAGGGCTATCAATTACAGTGAGTGTACCGGCCGAAGCTTGGATAGGCCCGGTGTCAACACTCTCGGCTACAACCGTATAGTTGCCAGAAGTTGTGGACGTGACAGCCGTACGCGTCTGAAACTGGACGCCCGTGGTTGCGTGCGATACTAGAGATCCGGCAGGAACAGTCGTGGTCGCATCGAGGTTAAGTGTCAGCGCCACAGTTGATTGCGTCGCAGCAAGTCTAGAGATCCCCGTAAGCGCACACAAGGCGTCAAGTAGGACTCCGCTCGCAACGTCTGGATCAAGCCCGCTATAGATATCGGTGAGGGTGTCCCAGACATCGTCGAGCTGCTCGGACACCACGCCAACGATCTGAGCGTTCACAGTGTTGGGCAAGAAGTTGAGACTATTTCCCAGACGAGCTTTGAGCGCGTCTTCAAGAGCCGTCTTGATCTCAGCCAGATTAGGGGCCGCAAGCCCGGTACTTGTGAGCTTTGACGTCACAATTCCACCAACTCAAAATTTGCGAAGTCTACAAAGTCCCCGTCAACAAGCGCCCTAAAGCTGGATATATTGAGGGTTCTAGATGTAGGGCTGTATTCTAACACAAACTCGGTGACTTTGTCAACCCCGGCCTCGGTTTCTATGGCCTTGACAAGCGTGTTTCTGACCACATCGGTTTGCGGGTTCTTGACCAAAATATCTCGAAAATAAGGCACGCCGAAGTTGGGTGCTAGGAACCACTCGCCCTTGAAGAAGCGGAGCTTGACCTCAATCCTTTGCCTCGCGGCTTGTGTCCCGGTGAGCATTTGCGCATCACCTGTTGAGAGGTCTAGATCGCCGGTTGTGTTGAGTTTCAGATCCATCAGTCTGCCTTGACCTTGCTTGCTGCGACATCGTCAACCGTCGCAGCTGTCGCTTGTGCTATCCACGAAGCAAGCGCAATTTTAAGGGCCGCACCTCCGTCTTGCGCTACAGGAGACCAGCCGTTGATCGCAGACGCTAAATCTTGAATCAAACCCAATAGTGTATCGTCGTTGCTCTTGGTCTCTGTGGATAGCGATACAAAGTCTGTCGCGCTCTCACTGCCTAGATGGATCTCGCCGTTGTCCTTGACGTGAATCGTACTGCCTCCGATCTCACCTAGTACCAAGTGACTATCAATACCTGACTCATCGTTTAGATTAGGCGCCGGGAACACACCGGGGATTGCGATCGCATCGGTGATATTATGTCGGCGCAAGTCGCGGGGGTCGATAGTCCCGCCGCGTTCTTGCCAGATGTCCATCGCACGATCGGAGCACACCAATAACACGTAGTCATCGGCGTCGAGCGGGGCCTGCAAAAACCATTTACCCATGCGCGGCCAACAAACGGGCACGTTATCGATCTGCGCCATCTCAATCACACGGAAGGTGTCCCGACCCTCAACCACTTCTTTGAGGCAGGGCTTCACGCTTACGACTTGGTTGGTCGAGTCAAAGGACACAACTTGCGCAGGCCTTGCGACGTAAGTGCTCGCCAACGTCTTTTGGATGACGTTTTGCAAAACCTCAGAAAGTGTCGGTGCCCTACTCACAGCGGTTTCAACTCTATGTTGGTCGCCCACTCCGTATCGCGAAAGCTTCCAACGTGCTGGATCTTTTCGACACGGTACCGGCCTTTGAACGAAGCGGAATCAAGCTCAACCGGATCGAAGGGTCGGAGGTCCGGGAGCAAAAAAGACTTGGCGCGGACGATACCTTGATCGCCAGCATCGGGAGATCCTATCAGACCGGTGTCCGGCGACAGTCGATAGACTTGCACAGACCGAGTCTCGGTCGGCTCAAACGCAACGTAACTCTCATCTTGTATTGCCACTTGTAGACCTAGCGACTTGCCAAGCTCTGCAATCTTGTCATGTCCGTTGCCAACCACCGTGAGTCCACCCAAGAACTCGTTGAAGCCTTCGGCGAGTCCTTTCTCTCGAATTTTGTTCTTGAGTTGATCGAAAGAGACGCCTAGTTCTTCAGCAATCTTTGAGACCACGGTTGAAAGCTTCGCACCTTTTGGAAATCGTACGTTGACGGTGCCCTCGCGAATTTGTTTGAGCCCGTCGCCGCATTCGATCGTGGTTGCCCAGTTTACATCTTGCCGTTGGTTGGTCACCCTTCGTGCGCGCCCTTTAAACAGCAGTGTGTTATCGCCATTATAACCTGCTTCAAGTTGGATCGCGGGTGTCGCATTGTTGCTTAGTAGAGTTCTGTGATCTTCAGTCAGGTTGTAGACAACGATCGTTGCTTTGTCCGGTTCTTTGGTTACGTCCTTTTGTACGTCAAAGTCAAGTTGCAACCCTGTGATCTGTTGGTCGATCAAAGTCAGAGCGTAGGACCTAGCGTAAAAATCAGGCATCAGATTCAACGTAAGCTATGATCACCCTTTGACCAAGGTCTAGGCGCCCAGGATCGGATGTGTCGGTGTCGTCTAGACTCACTGCGAGCAAGTCTCCCGCCATCTGCGTGATCGATCTATTCAGTAGAGCGTTGGCACCTATGCGTTTACCAGCTGAGATGTCGTTGCCTTCAATGTCTTGGATGTCCAGGTACCAAGAGGCGTTGCGTGCGTTCCAATAGGTGCGAAAGCCAAAAGTTACACCTTCAAGCTCGACACGGATTAACGCGTCATCAGTGTTGTCGATAGGTAGGACGAGTGTTGCCATTAGTCAATTGTTGATATCAGAAAACTTCGTTGCTCACCGACTGCTTCGGACTCCGCGTCGTTGGCGTCCTTCGCTGCTTTCTTGCCTTTGTTCTTGGTACCTTGCGCGGGTCCTCCGATCGTAACCTCGTCCACAGTCTCGGACGCGACGAATGCGATCTCTTGCAATTCAACCTCAGCAAACACCGAGCCACCCCTTGCTGCGTCCCGAGGCACGGACAGATTCACGATCACCATGTTTTCATACTCGCGAAGATTGGTGAACACCGTGACTAGTGTTTTCTCTTCGCGTAGTCTATGCAACTCCTCAAACAAAGTTTCCGCGCGTCTCGGTTGCAGCGGGTTTTGACCCAACACGGTCGCGGTACCTCCGATGCTTATGGGGCTTTGCGCCGCAAACACGTCAGCAAGTTTGGGCAAAGGCGTGTTGGAATAGACGCCCGAGAGTCTGAGTCGATCGGGCTCGATGATCACATGGTCAGTAACCGTCGCCCCAGACTCTACAGGTTGGCTCGTGATCCGATTTGCAAAGTCGTGGCTTTCAAGTGTGCACGCGTCGAAAGGTAGCACAAACAACTGATTTTCAATCTCGTATACGAACCGAACAGGCAAGCTTGTGGCGAACGGATTTAGACTTGTCATCTCAATCCCTCGGGTACGTCAACGGGCGTGAGGTTATCCGACGCAAAACCAAGCTGATTACCCATGTAGCGATCGATCTCTCGGGTCACAGCTTTCGGATCGGCACCGTTTACATTCACTGTAACGGTATTGTTTCGATTATTGGTCGTGGTGTTTGCGTTGCCTGCCGGTGTTTGTGCTGCATTTGCAAGCAAAGGACCAGAGCCTATGCGGTCCTCACCTGTAAAGGCAATGCTCAGCATACGCAAGCCAGACTTCAGCCCACTAAGACGCGCAACCAAATTGACTATGCTTTTAAGTTTATCTATCAGCGAAACTGCGGGGTCCAACAAACCGCCGATTGTCTCTCCTATCCCCGTGAACAACGCGGCCAGTGGATCCAACACGATCGCCAGCAAGCTGCTTTGTTCTTTCAACGACTCCAACCAGTTGATGAAACGTGTCATCACCGAGTCGTTGCCTTTGATGAAATGGATCAAATCATCGAC